AACTATTTTGATTATCTGTATTTACATTAGTGTTAGAATCTGGTAGATTTAATCCATTTTTACTAAACCATATTTGTGTAACTTTAGAACCAGGTGAATTTGTATCTTGAATTTGTGCTGAAAATTGTATATTATATACACCTGAATTCGCAAATGTTATTCTTGAATTATTTGTAATACTAACTCCATTACTGTCAGAATCAGTATTGTTTAACGTCATAGCTCTAATCGTGCTAGATGGAATATTATTTTGTGATACATCAGACCAAAATGACCCCCAATATCCCAATACTCCACCTGTACCAGTAGGTCCTTGAATTCCAATTGGACCCGTTGGACCTGTACGACCCGTTGGACCTGTATGACCCGTTGGACCTGTTATACCACTAAAATATGTTATTTCATTAGTAATCGTATCGTATCCTAATACTTGTGGTTGTGTTATATTTCTTATTGGTGCTATATAAGTTGCGTTAGATATAGCACCTGTTACTACACTTCCCAATGCTGATATAACAATTGAATTTGATCCTTGTTGTGAACCTGCTAAATATCCTATTGCGATCGATTTAGTTCCCTGATTAATTTGTCCCGATTCACTACCAATCGCAATCGCATATTCATTTTGAGATATTTGACCAGCCTGTCTACCAATCGCAATAGCGAATTGACTCTGAGTACCTGAACCTGCTTCACTTCCTATCGCAACTGATCCTTGACCCTGAAGAGTAAGTCCTGATGATACTCCAATAGCAACTGAGCTTCTACCTTGTGTATTTTGTCCAGCAAGATTTCCAATTGCGACTGAATTTACGCCTTGTTTTGTTTGTCCTGCGCTCGTTCCAATAGCTACCGTATTTGCGCTTTGTGTATTTTGTCCAGCCTGAAAACCAATAGCTATAGCGCCAGATTGTTGTGTTCCTTGTCCTGCTTGTGTACCTATTGATATCGCATTTTCTCCTTGTTGAGTCATACCTGATTGTGTTCCAATTGAAATCGCATATTGGCCTTGTGTTTCGTGTCCAGCTAGATTACCTATTGCTATAGCACTTGTTCCATTATAAGAATATCCAGCACCAAAACCTATAGATAATGAATTGGTTCCTAAACCATTTATAGGAAGTATATTTTTATTTGCTAAAAATAAAAATTTATGATAATTTTGCGATTGAAATGAATTACCACTCATTTATAATATCTAAAAATAAATAAATATCATAAATAATTCATAATGTAATAATTTTCTAATAATTTCTAAGAATTAAATTTAATATAAACAGTAACATCAATATTACCATTTTCTCTACCATAAGGAATACTCCATGGCGGCACTGTTGAATTTTCTTGTAATAATATACATGCTAAACCTTCACCTGCGTTAAATGATGGATTAGATATATTATTAGTATAACCTGTTATAGGAAATGACGGACTGATTGAAGAAAAGCTAGGTAGATTCACATTTGTACGTGTAAAAGTATTATTGTTAGCTCTAATAATATCTAGTTTTCCGTTACCAGGATCAAACCACGTTAAAGTATTTACAGAAACAGCTGTAATTTCACCATTAAAAGGCATGGTATAAAAAATTTCAGAAGTGCTTGAATTAAATGAATTATTTGAAGAGTTTGTATAATTCCAAGGCACTGAACCACCGCCATAATCAGTGTAATAACGCGTAGAAGGATATATAAATCCTCCAGTTACACCAGACCCATTAATCGTTGGTGTTGCGATAATATAACCAGGACCTTGACCTTGTGATATATTTTGAGCACCAGAAGCTAAATCAAAATAATAATTTAAAGTACTTGACGCATAAATAGATGCTAATGGGCCTGTTGCTCCTGTAGGTCCTGGTGGTCCTCCATGTGCACCAGTCACACCTGTAGGACCTGTAATTCCTGAACCACCACCATTATTACATGGAACAAAACATTCACATTCATCCGGAATATAAGGTTCTTCTTCCTCACACCAATCACAAGTATTACCGCATTCACAATCATCAGGACCAGTATAATCACAATCAGGACAAGGTATATAATATCCTTTTTTACATGGTCCAGAACAAGGATCAGAAACATAATGTCTTCCGTTTATATATGTAACATTTAAATTAGTTACTGTTATATTTTCACTTATTATATTTTTAGCATTTATATTACTCATATAACATATATATATTTTATATTTTATATCAATTTAACTAAATTAATTTTAATTGGGTATAGGGTATGGTCTCTGTTTTTTTTCAATAACTAGCGGTTCTGGAATAAATACAGGCCCTTTTTCATAAACGTTCGCTGAAGTTAACTGAGTAATTTCAGGGACAAAACAAGGTGCTGGATTAACTAAATTTGTAGAATTAATTCCAAAAAGAAAAGATTCTGTATCAGGAGCATTATAAGATAATTTATTCCAAGGAATTTGTGCGGGTAGTAATCCATTACCAGGCATTCTTGTATTATAAGCACTTCCATATTGAGAATTAGTATATAAAGTATATGTCTCAAAATTTTTATATTGTCTTTGTTCTAAACAATAATTTCCAGGAGTATTTCTATTTCTTGTAGATGCCATTTTATACATTAATTAGATATTATTTAATTACTTATTCAGTAAATATTTTAATTGTTTAATTTTATCCTTTTGAACGAAATCATTTTTTAAATAATCAGAAATACATTCGTGTGTTAAATACATAAAATCATAAGAATATAAAACACATAATCCAATTACTTCATCTTTACTTAGTAATTTTGCGGCTGCTTTGATCATACAATTTTTAAATTCTTCGTTATTTTTAATTTTATCATATAGTTTTAATAAAGCATCATTAATACTATCAAATTCATCGTTTTCTTCAAGATAAAAAATATTCATCATATCTTCTCTATATATCATATCTCTTATGTCTTCTTTTTCATCATCAGTTACATTACAAAATTCAATAAATATATTATCTTTATTATATCGACAATTATACTCGATATTATACATTTATTTTATATAATATTTAAATCTTTAATATTCTATAAAATTAAATTATTAAGCATATTGATAAGTAGAATGTTTATTAAAATAATCGGTATCACGTGTTAATTCTCTCGATGGGACACCACCACGAATCCAACCGTCAGTTGCTACACTCTCAATTTGATTAGCAGGATTATTAATCCTTTGTTGAACAGCTGGCAATAAAGGTGTTTGATGATATTTAATATAACTTTTTTCACTTAAATTATTAATACTGCGTTTATTAACTAGTTGTTCACCTTGTTGAATCTGAGCTTCCATAATAGGATTAACAGATCCGCGTCCTAAATAAGGAACAGTAGCAAAAGGTCTGTGAAAAAGGTCTATTCTACAACGAGGATGCGTTTGGATAGTACCAATTTGAAGATTTGAAGATTCATTTATATTACATCCACCAGCGCCAACCTGATAACCTCCATTATACATTATTCCTGGTTGAGAAACTGCTAAATCAATCGGTTTTTTCATTGAACAATCATTAGCGAAATAATTTTGTGTCATATAGTTACATGCGGCAACATCTTGAATTGTATCTTGGTCAACACAACATTGATCTAATCCCAATCTGCTCATATTATCAAAAGTATATCCTGAATAAGTAGCCATTATATATTATAATATACATATTTTTTTTAATTTAAATTAATTCTTTTACTAAAACTTAAATGAAATTTAATTATATATTATATGTCTTCAAAATATACTGCTGTTATTATTGAGCCAAGAAAACATAAGGCAATAGAATTTGTTTTAAATAATATGTTAGATTGTTTGACAAATGATTGGAGAATTTTATTTTTTCATGGAATTGACAATGAAGAATATTCAAGACAAATAGTAAATAAATTAAATAATTTATATCATAATAGAATAACTCTAATTAATTTAAAAGTTAATAATTTAAATCAAAAAACTTATAGCGAATTATTAGCTTCTAAATATAATATTTATGATCACATAGAAACAGAGCATTTTTTAATATTCCAAACAGATTCTATGATGTTTAAACAATATGCACATTTTATTAATTATTATTTAGATAATGACTATGATTATGTTGGTTCGCCTTGGCTCATTTGTAATTATCAACCTACTAAAGAGAGAGATTTTATAGGTAACGGTGGGTTTAGTTTAAGAAAAAAATCTAAAATGTTAGAGATTATTAAAAATAATAAATGGGATGAAAATTATGAATGGCATGAAGATTTATTTTTCACAAAAAAATATCATGGGATAGAAGTGAAAAAACCAACTTATGAAAATTCTAAAATGTTTTGTGTTGACGAAGTATTTTCTCCAGTAACAATGGCTTGTCATAAACCATGGGTTCATTCTCATTATGTAGAGTTAATTAAAATATATCCTGAATGCAAATTGTTGGAAAGTCTTCAAGAATGTGAAGAATAAAGTGATTAAATTGTGATTTATATAATTTATAAAAAGTTATATTTATACTTAAAAATATTTTACACTCTTGAAGATATATAAAAGTAAATAAAAACGAGTATGAATTGACATGAATAGAGTATTAATAGAGTATGAGTTGATATTTTAATAAAGAGTATATCTAAACGCATCTTTATAACGTTGCATATTACCTTCTGGTGTACTTTCTTTAGCGCTAGGCATATTTCCATATAAAAAATTTCCAAAACTTAAGGCATCGTTCGTTACACGGCTTGACGGCATCGAATAAAATACTCTATTACTGTTGTCAAGCTCAAAATTCTGCCATAGATCACCAAACAACTGCTTATTAGTGTTTTTAATACCAGGATTCATCATTTGAACAGCCCGCTTAACATTTTTAGTGATGTCTTCTGAAACTTCAACATTAAAAGAAGGTGGTGCTGCTTTTCTATCTGGTTCATCATTAATTTGAGTTAACAAAACATTGCTAAAAGGATTTTTTTTTGTTCCTTCTTTAAATTCTGTTCTCAATACTGCGTCTAAAGTTACAGGGTTTACATAAGATTTAGGTTTATTATCAAATAGTCCAGTAACTTCATTTCCTTTTACTTCAAAATTTTCTAACATTTGTTTAGTAATCTTTTGCTTACGCATGCTGTATAAAATAAAAATTATAAGCAATGTTAATACTCCTACTACAATTATTTTTTTAGATAAAGAGAGAATATATCCTAAAATAGTTAAAAGTATTATTAATCTAGATATTGAATTTAATTTTTGTTCATAGCACATATTATTTGTAGGCCATAATTCGAATATATACTCGTTATTAAATAAAACTGTAGGTTCATTTGTCCAAAATTCAATTGTCATTATATATATAATAATTTAAAATATTTTGGCTTTTTAATGTTATATGTTATAAATAGTTTAATTATAACATAAAAGTTTACTATGAAAATTGAAATAATTTATTTTTTACTTTTTTTCTTTTTATTATTGTTATTATT